TGGAACTCAATATGGAATACATCTTTTATAACACCTAAAGCATTATAAATAATTTGTAAGTAATAACCGCCTTGTAATTCGTCGTCTAAAATAGATCGCTTTAAAATTTGGTTCCAAGTCTCGCCACGGGTGTTAGCTTTTTGAGTAATACCTTCAAAGCCCTTGCCGTAAATGTAATTAACTTTACCTTTAATAATAGCGCCATGCTTAGGGCTTTCGCCATAAAGGTCTATTAAGTAATTAGGGTAGTTATTTTTTTCGCCAAATTCGATATAATTGCGGCCCCTTTTTTCCTCAAATCTAGGTTGCTGCGCTTGATCAAATTGCACGTTTATAATGTTATATGCTTTACTCACTTGAATAGGTTTTAAATTCGTTACATTGTTCGTCATACTTTATATCTTCACATTCGCTAGCTTCATGCAAATACATAAAGCCCTCTTCTACTATTGCGCCACTTAAGGCCTCTTTTTTATTTGTAGCACTTGCTTGCTCGCGAATCTTATAACGCCACGTGCCACATTCTTGCTTATCAAAAACCGACTTTAATACTAATACTTTTTGGTATCTATTGTCGGTGCTTATGTTAGTCCCTACAAATATAACACTATCTTCGGTAGCACTTGTAAAAATAAACAAATATTTAGGGTTAGCAATTGTCGCCAATTCTAAGCCCGTAAATATTAAATTATTGTTGACCCCTTTATAAATATGTAACATTTGTTTTAAATTAAAATGCCCTACCCACACAATGTAGGTAGGGCATAATTAAATAACTTGCTTGGTGCAATTATGCACCCGCAGTCTCAAGCGCTAACCCTACTGCGTTAGTAACTTGTAAAAAGTCGTCCTTTTCAATACCGGTTAAAGTGATATTGTAGCCGTTACGATCGCCCGCAGCGGTACCACTTGTAGATTCGGTAGAGGCCAAGTAAAGGCCATTATTCTCGCCGTACATTCTATAATTGCCATCCATATCTAAAGTAACTGCAATTAGCTTATTCTTAGCTAAAGTGCGTACAATGTTTGCAGTTGTAGAGTCTCTTTTGTTTAAAGGGAATACTACTTGGTGTGTATAGAATACTGACCCGTTTTCCTCGGATGCAGTTGCGTTAGAACTTGTATTTGCGGTAGCACGTGGTACCTCAAACTTATAAAATCTTTTACCTACTGCTTTGGTGATGCCGGTAACTAAACCACTCACTTCGGCAACGGAAGTAATATTTCCGAACTCGGCTAAAAAAACGGCTTGTAAGCCTCCGATATTTTCGCGGCAATCTATTGTATATCCGCTAGTTATTACACATGGCATGTTAAAAAAAGTTTAAAAAAAAGGCGGCTTATTTAACCGCCTTTTCTTGTTTATAATTTAATTAGATCGCAGACTTAAACTTCACAACCAAAGTTGAGAAAGCAAGACCCACACCCAATTTAAAAGCTACTCTATAACGTACTTCGTTATTATCTTTAGAATACCAAATCATGTAGTTTTCCTCTTCAGCTTCTAAGTCAAACGCCATAGCGATATTAGACAAAGTTGTTGCGTAAATGTCACCGGTTCCGTTTAATCCGTTAACTGCTACTAATTCTACATTTGTACCCGGAATAACGAAAGTTTGGTTTGCGTCGCCGTCTACTTTGTAGTTGTAAAGGTTTAAAGCTTGGTAAGCTAAAACTGCTAATCTGTAAACATCGTTACCAACCATAACTTTTAAGTCTTCAGCGTCGATAATTTCAACCGGAATAGCTTTGTAAACTGCATTCAATACACTCACTACGTTAGCAGCGGTAATAGTTGCAATAGGGCCACCCGATACAAAACCCGAAACGTTTGCGTTAACCGCAGAACCCGCGTCGATTAATTTAATTAAACCATCAAAAGGGCTTAAGTTAGGGTTTGCACTTGTAGTGTCACCTTGCCAAATTGCGGTTTCTAATTGCTTAGCAATCATCTTGTTCTTTTGCTCCGTGAACTTAGCTTGAAAATCAGCCCATCCGAAATCTTCGTAAGTTGATCCCGCTTTTAAAGCTTCTTGAGAAAAATAAGCTTCAAAATCTTTAGGGCAAATTGTCTCTTCGATTTTGATTTTACCTACTACTACTTCAGCTTGCGTTAATGTAGTTAAACCACTTGGGTTCCAACCGCAAGAATCAGTTTGAAAATTAGCGTTTGTAGCTAACTTAGGAATTTTTACACTTGACTTAACTTTAGGCAATAAGATACCGCCCGCCTTTAAGTAAGTTTGTGTCTTTGCCGAGAAAACGGCTTCGGTTAACAAAGGAGCAATTTCTTGTTTAGTATATGCTGCAATGTTTGAAAATACTAATGACATATTTTTTAATTTTTAGTTTATGAACAAATTGATTTTGAGAATTTTTCGAACTCACTCTTTGCATCTAATTTTTGATCTGCAAAGTTGTTGCTTGTTTTAACACCCGCATCCGGTGCGCTTTGAGGCGCTTCTACTAGCATCTTGCTAATTTGCATTAAGCCTTCAATTACTTTGTTTGCTTGGCCTAATTTAGCTTCGTATTGTGCAAACTTGTTTTCGTAAGCCGTAAACTTCTCGTTTGTTGCTGACTCAAAAGCTGCAAATTTTGCGCTCATGTCTTCAACTACCGGGCTTTCTACTTCCGGCATATCGTCCATCTTTGGCTTAATTTCCATAATAACTCCGTTGTCTGCTAATACGATAGTCTCGCCACTTTCTAAGATATGTTCACCAACCGGAGCCGGTACACCTTCGATAGTTACGATACCGCCTACTGCTAATTCAGTTACTTCAACGATAGTGCCGTCTTTTAATTTGGCTTCTATCATTTTAACCGGTGCCGCAGTTTCGCCGCTTGGCATAGGCATTGCTTCGTTTCCTACAAGTTCTGCAAAGAACATAGAAACTTTGTCTAAAATGTTTTGTGCTTGTTCCATACTTTATATATATTATTTAAGTTGTAAAGGTACTTTTAGTAATTCTGCTAGTTCTGCTAGCTTTTGTTCTGCATAAGTAGGCGCTTTTTTTTCGCTTGGGTATTCAAAGTAACCCTCAACGCTAAAGCCTTTTACTTTGCCTTGTTTTATTAATTGCCAAGCTTGTTCGTTTTCAACGTAAAAGCTACCAAACCAAGAACCATCTTTAGCGTCTTCAAATCCCGCCATCGGGTGTATGCCTCTAGCTTTGTCAACTATAAAGCTTTCAAACATAATAAGACCTTCTAGCTGCATATCTTGATCGTGCATTAAATTAACATTGCCTTGATAGCCCTTCTTGCTAAACTTAATGGCAATTTCTTTAATTGTTTCAGCACTAAACGTTACAAAATGCTCGCCAAATTTTTTATTGTTTCTATAAATAGGCTTGTCTGCTAACATCAATGGCCCGCTTATAATATGTTTATCTTCGTCTTGAATAGCAAATGCCATAGATGCTAACTTAAAATCTTGATTATTCATTTTAGACTCACACCAATTTAACATAGGATCGCCACCCCATAAAAGATAACTAATAGTTCCGCAAGCTTCGCTATCGCTTGGATTGTAATATTCTTTTGCTCTACTTAAATAAGAATAAGTGCGCTTTATAGTTTCTTTGCTTAAGTTTTCGCCTTTCATTATTTGTTGCGCTCTTACCTTACCTACTTGAGTAGCGCATTTGTTATTAAGCTTATCGTTTAATTTTATAGCCCTTTCTGCGTTATTTTTAGCCGACTCCGGGTAATCATTATAAGACTCTTCGGCGAAGTGTTGCTCCCACATAGAATTGCAAATAGCTACGGCTTGTTCACTTTCTTTGCCTTCATTAATAACATAACTAATACATCTAGGCAAAAATGCGTCTTTGCCTTCGCCCTTAGTTGGTTGTATAAAATCTTGGCTAAATGCAACAAAGTCGCGCTGAATTGCCGGCTTGTCTACAAGTGCAATAAACGATACTTCCGCATCGTCTTGTAACTCTTCTTGAATCTTAAGTTCGTAAATAGGTAAGTCCATACTAAATAAATATCTTTTTTATGGTTTGTGTACTTTTAATTAATTCTAGCCGCGCGGTTAAGTCTCATAACACGTTCTTGGTTACCGCTTATGTCGCTTTCTACAACGTAGGCCCTGGCCGCTACATTTCCAATTTGGTTTATTTGTCCTTGGTTTAATGTCGTAGTGCTTGCTTGAGCCATCAAAGGTGCGCTTACATTCATTGACGGGATGCTAGGCATAGAGCCGCCTCCGCCACTTGCACCCTTTACATTTGGTACTTGTACCGACATAATAGACTTAACCGACTTAATACCGGTTGCAATAATACCCGCTACCGATGCTATT